AAGTTCAAGGATGGGATCCTGGCCACCACGACTCGCAACGCCGAGGCCATCGTGGAAACCTCGGTTCAAGAGGTTGCAGGCAGGGCACGCGATCTAACTTGGGCCAAGAATTCGGATCTGGTGGTAGCTGTTGAGGTAGTTGCTACACTGGACAGCAGCACAACACAGCGGTGCCGATCGCTTGACAGGCAACAGTTTCCGATCGATAAAGCTCCGAGGTTCCCTATTCATGTCCGCTGCCGCACAACCACCCGCCCGGTGCTCGCACCCGAGTTCGAAGCCTTGCGCGCGGGGGGCAAGCGCGCATCCGAGACGGGACCAGTATCGAACAGGCTCACCTATTACGGGTGGCTACAGCAGCAGCCCGCGGCCTTTCAAGACGACGCGATCGGTCCGATGCGTGGTAAACTGCTGCGCGGTGGCGGCCTTTCGGCCGAGGAATTTGCGCGACTGAACCTAAACAATAAGTTTGAACCTATGACCCTCGACGAAATGAAGAAAAAGGCCCCAACAGTGTTTGAAAGGGCCGGTTTGTAACGGCAGTGCCGTCACAGAAAGGTATTCGTTCCATGTCCTACAAAGCAACGCTACTGGCCCTCGATACGCTTTCCGAGTCCGATCGCAAGCTCTACAAAGCGGCGAAGATCGTGGACACTGAGGGCAAAGAGGTGGACGGCTTCGCCTTCGACCTTGAAGGGTTGGAGGATCACCCCGATGCCGGGGCTTTGGTGCGGGGCAAGCGGCGTGAAACGCAGGATCGGCAAGTGGCGGAAGAAGCCTTGCGCAAGCTGCGGGACGAAATGCGCACCATGAAGGAGGGTGAGCACGATCGGCTGAAAGGTTCGCGCAAAAAAGAGGAGGTCGACGCGCTGGAAAAGAGCTATGAGGCCAAGCTACTGGAAAAGGACACGCGCAACGGCGAGTTGCAAGCGAGCCTACACGCGCACCTTGTGGCCAGCGTAGCGCGGGATCTGGCCAGCGATCTGGCCGTGGACAGGGAAGCCATTCCGGCGCTGCTACCTCATATCTTGCCGCGCCTCGCTGTCGAGGTAGAGGGAAAAGAAGCGCGCACGCGCGTGTTGGACGCTGCGGGCAAGCCCTCTGCTGCGACGGTGGAAGATCTCACGAAAGAATTGCTTGCGTCGAAGTCCTTGGCGAGATTAGTATCGGGTACCAAGGCCAAAGGGGGCAGTGCCCCCGGCAGCAACAAAGCGCGGGGCAGTGCCCCCAGCACCATCGACTTCAACCGCAGCACCTCCGACGTGGCCGCCGATCTTGAAGCGCGCGCCAGGTCCGAGGGCAAAATGTAAGGGGGCACCATGAGACTCGAAAATTTCACGTTGTTCAACGAATTCCTGCGCACCGTTATCATGGGCAAGCAAGCCCAAGACGTGGCGAAGTTCAACGCCGGCACCCTTGGCGGGATCACGCTGCAGGCCGGATCCGCCATGGGTGACTACAAAGACACCGTCTTTTTCAAGCGGATTGAAGGACTGGTGCGACGGCGCAATGCCTACGGCAGCGGCGACGTGGCCGAAACGCACCTGGAAGATGTGGTTGACACCATGGTGCGTGTTGCTGCGGGCACGGCGCCGGTTGATCTGTCCCCCGGGCAGTTCAGGTGGATCGGAACGGATCCGGCGCAAGCGGCCGCCTTGCTGGGAAAGCAGATCGCGGAAGATACGATCAGTGACATGCTCAACTGCGCGATCCTCGCGGCTGTGACGGCGCTGTCTGCCACAGCGTCGAATGTGCACGACTACTCAGCGACGGGTGTTTGCGGCTTGGCCGAGTTGGTCAAGGGTGCCGCAAAATTCGGCGACCGCGCGCAGGCGATCCGATGCTGGCTCATGCACAGCAAAACCGCCCATGACATCTACGGCGCTGCGATCGCTAACGCTACTCATCTGTTCAACTCGGCGACCGTCAACGTCGTTCAGGATGGCTTTGGGCGCACCATCGTAATGACGGACAGTCCCTACCTGCAGGACCTGGGCGCCAATCCTGATAAGTACTTCACGCTAGGACTCGTGGAGGGCGGCGTGATCGTTCGTCAGAATGATGACTACGATCAGAACATCAACACCACGAACGGAAAAGAGAATATCAAGCGCACGCTGCAGGCTGAGTGGTCCTACAACGTTGGCTTGAAGGGTTTTAGCTGGGACAAGGCCACGGGGGGCGCATCGCCCAACGATGCCGCGATCGGATCGTCCGCGAACTGGGATCAGTACGCGGCCAGCGCCAAGGATTTGCCTGGCGTAATCGTGATCACGCAGTAGCAAAACAACGCGTGCGGGGTGCTCTTACAGGGTGCCCCGCACGCTTCCTTTTCCATTCACCTTTTCTGTTCGCGAGGTAGCTACCATGAGCAAGCTCATCCTTTTCACCACTGCGGATCGCGCACCCACCGTTCAAGAGGCGGCGGACATTGCCGCAATCGAGTCACTTTCGGCGCAGCCGTACAGGGTCCGTGTGATGTGCGGCAAGCCCATCGCATCGATCACAGCAGCAACGCTTTCCGCTGCTGCGGTCGATAAGTCGCTGAACGACTCCGCCAACCTGTTTCTAAAAAAGGGCTTCTTGCCCGGCCAAGTGGTTTCCGTGCGTGGGTTCGGGGGCAATGCTGCCAACAACTTGCAAAGCAAGACGATCGACGAAGTGACCGCCGGCAAAATGACCTTCGTGGGTACCGGGGGTGATGCGATTGTGGACGATGCCGCGGGCGAGTCCGTGACCATTGAGACCGTGGAGTCAGCCCTCGGAACTGACGGCGCCCCGATCGTCGCTGATTACTTGGCCGGAACTGTGCCCGCCTCGTATCGAGACGCCGAAGGGCCGATCTACCCCATCTTCGATCCGGCCGATCCTCCGAACGCGCCAACTTTGCCCGATGGGCAAACGGTGCTGTCAGACTTGGAGGAAGTTGACCTGGACACGGAGGGCGCCGTGACCTTCTCCGTCGAAGAAGGCGAGATCGTTGGAGCGGAGTTGACCGCCGCAACGGATGCCGTGGTTGGCAATGGTGATGAGGTCGCCATAGGCGCACACGCGGTCACGCTCGCCGTGGCCGCCAATGCCGTCACCGGTGCAACCCTAACGGCCACCAAGGCGATCGTAGCAAACGCGCAGGTGATTCCGATCACCGGCGGGGGCTCTGTCACCCTGACCATCGCCGGCAATGCGATCACCGGTGCGGCCTACACCGCACCCTAAACAGCGGGCCACAGCAAAGGATCACCACCATGATTAAGGCACGAAAAGGGCTGTATTACACGAAGGGCGGCACTCCCACGAAGGAGGAAGCGACAGAGGCGCAATCGCTCGGGATCGTGTGTTTCCGCAACGCGCGCCTTGTCCCTGAGGATGCGCCGTCTGTAGAGCCAACCGATCTCGTGGCGGGTCTTGTGCCGCTCCAATATCGCCGGATCCAGGGGCAGCGCATCGCGGGCAAGAAGACACAGCAAGCGTAGGAGCGAGATCTATGGCTTTGGTGGTACAAGACGGCACGCTACCAGTTGGGGCCAATAGCTATGTGTCCGTGGAATTTGCAAGGGCCTTTGCCACGGATCGCGGGCTTGCATTTCCCGCCGATACAGAGGCGGGAAATGCAGCGGCCACTATTCTGCTGCTAAATGCCATGGACTACATAGAGGCGAAGGGATCGCTTTTTCAAGGGGTGAAGACTACGCGCGATCAGGGTACGCAGTTTCCACGCGAGGGGGTTGTGGTCGAGGGGTACGAATACGACACGAATGAAATACCGCCGCAGCTGTCCCTTGCACAGACACGTCTGGCGATTGAGTCACAGACTACACCCCTTGTGGCGAATGCCACAGGTGAGCGCTTGCTCGGCTTGAAGGTCGAGGGCGCCGTTGAACTGAAATTTGCCGACGATGGCCAGGGCGAGCAGCCTAGCTTTCCCCTCGTGGAAGCGCTGTTAGAGCCTCTGTATGGCGACAATGAAGAAAGCACGCTCGGGGCCTTCACTGTTGAGCGAGCATGATCAACTGGGCGTCCACAGCCGCGACGGTAGGTAAGGCCTTTACAACCGCGTCTTGCGCGTCGATCGGCTTCTGTCGCCCCGCCTTGCCCGCGGCCAACGTATTCACGCAGGTGCGCGCCTTCATCCTACCAGCATCGTCAGGTACGATTGAGGCCTTCGACAATCGGCGCGAGGATGCCGCTCTTAAGCTAACAGAGCTGCGCTACATTAAGATCGCTGCGTGCGACATGTCCGTCACCCCCGTACCCGGCGATCTGCTGCAGTTTGCGGGCAAAAACTGGTATGTGCTCGGGTGCACCCCGGTTGACCCTACGGCGGGTAGGCCC